TAGTATTACCTTTACCAACTTCGGTTACACGTTACATATGTATCACATGATTTTCTAATATAAAAGGGGTCCCCCCTCATAAGGAGACCACCCCATAAAAACAATGGCTCGCGCAACAGTTCGTCAAGGAAACGTAGCCTTAGCTAAGCGTCGCCGACGCGCTCGTGGCCGCAAGATCCGCAGAAAGGGCCGCCGGAAAGCCATCACCGCTCGTCGTGTGAAAGCTATCGTCTCCAAGTCTATATCCAAACGGGTGGAGACCAAAACCCAAGTCATAGACGTCACCACTGCCTCTGGAGGCACTTGGTATGGGTTTACAATCAACGAGATTCCACAAGGAGACACCTCCATTACTCGAGACGGGACTTCAGTCTTCATGAAGAGCCTACAGCTCAACATAATGAACGTTATGTCGGCTACAACCCCGACCGGGACAGCCTATGACTATATGCGTTTCATCCTGGTCAACTTCCCGGACGGAGAGCAGGGGGATATCACTGATGTCCTTGCAATCGACACCGCCCCCACATCGGCATCCGCTCTGACCATGCCGTACCGCATGAAGCGGGACACGGTTGGCGTAGCCACCCACACGATCAAGTATCAAGTACTCGCGGACTGGCACGAACTCCTCAACGAGAGCACGCACGCTATCGACCTCAATCGCCTTCGCCTCAAGATCAACAAGAAGTGTACCTACGCCCTCGGCAACACTGATGGCTCCGTCATCACCAAGAACCGCATCCGCCTCTTCTACTACGGCCTCCAATCCATCGCCGAGACCGGGACCAACATCAAGGGCCGCCTGTACTTCACGGACAGCTGAACCCGCCACTTAGGGTCGCGGCGGACTGCCATCTATACGCAGGGCAAACACTGGCAACAGTCGGAGAATTTTCGGAGAATTTTCGGAGAATTTCGGAGAATTATCGGAGTTTATCGGAGAATTATCGGAGTTTATCGGAGTATTATCGGAGTATTATCGGAGTATTATCGGAGTATTATCGGAGTATTAAAGTTAGACCTTACCGCTACGACCAAACTGTAAGGTCACATATACCTATCCATTTTTAGGTATGACTCACCACCCAAAACTTGGCACTTATTGATGCCCTTATAAGGCGGGCTTCCCCGTCCAAATTATTCTATGGCCGACCGGAGACCTCACAAATCCTGGACATATACCCTCAATGAACCCACTGATGAAGACGAAAATCGGATCCATTTATGGGACGTCTCGCGTCAAATCTACGGGCACGAAACCGCTCCTACCACCGGGCAGCACCATCTCCAGGGATTCGTCTCATTTCGAGCTGCCAAACGGTTCACGGGTGTTACTCGCCTTCTCCCTCGTGCACATTGGGAAGTCGCAAAGTATCCTAGTTCAGCCTGGGACTATTGTACCAAAGGGGACGACCTTTACGTCGTTGACAACCGCGTCGGAAGAGGAACACGGAGTGACTGGCAAGACGTTCTTGACCTCGTCTCTGAAGGAGCCTCCGACGCAGCAATCCTCCGAGCCCAGCCTTCCTGCTTCTTCAAGTATGGCGCCGGCATATCCCGAGCCCGAGCCGCTCTTCAAGAGCCTCGACACCACCAGACTCTCTGTGAGTGGTACTACGGACCTACGGGAGGAGGGAAGTCTACCTACATCGCGCAAGAACATCCTGAAGCCGACTGGTGTCAAATCACCAAATCTGGATTCCTTCTCGGATACCACAACAAGCCCACCGTCGTCTTCGATGACCCCGACCTGGACGCCTTCGGGAGGGAGCTCTTTCTCAACCTGGTCAACCGCACCCCGTTCGAGATGAACGTGAAGGGCACCTCCGTCGCCTTCAACGCGAAGCTCGTCATCGTGGCCTCAAACAAGCACCCTGACTGCTTCATTCCTGGGGACGCCGCAGTCCATCGGCGCATCCACAAGACATTCTTAGTCTCATGTATCGACGGAGAGCACATGGTAGAGCAGCAGTGAGAAGTTGGTAAC